TTTAGATAGTAGCACCAAAACGGAAGAGTATGCTGCTTTAAAAAGCATATTCCATGATTCTTGTTTAAAAAAAATAGCATTGGATTTAAAAATGCTAGGAGAAGCAAGTTTCCAAATATTATACCAAGATGGTAAGGTTGTAAAAGCGGAACATTTTCCTAGACAAACTTTACGTGCAGAAAAATGCAATGATGATGGTGATATAGAAGCTTATTATTACCACCATAATTGGGAAAAAATAAAACCAAATGACAAGCCAAAAAGAATAGCTAATTTTGGTTATGGCAACGGAACAGAGCCAGAAGTTTATATAGTTAAAAAATATGTATCCGGTTACGATTATTATTGTCCACCGGATTACCAGGGTGGTTTAGCATATGCTGAACTAGAAAGCGAAATAAGTGATTATCTAATTAACGATGTACAAAATAACTTTTCTGGAACAAAGGTAGTTAATTTTAACAATGGTGTACCAGATCGCGAAAAGCAAATGCAGATTAAAAACGATGTAATGCATAAGCTAACTGGTAGTAAAGGTGAAAAGGTTATTATAGCATTTAACAATAATGCGGAAAGCAAAACAACAGTGGATGATATTCCTTTAAACGATGCACCATCGCATTATGAATATTTATCTACAGAAGCATCTACTAAATTAATGGTAGCACATAGGGTTACATCCCCTCTGTTATTAGGGATAAGATCTGGTAATGCTGGTTTGGGAAACAATGCTGATGAAATTAAAACAGCTAGTTTATTATTTAATAATATAACTATAAAACCATACCAGGATTTAATTATTGAATGTATGGACCAAATATTAGCTGTTAACGATATTAGTTTAAAGCTATATTTTAAAACACTACAACCTTTAGAATTTATAGAAACAGATAATGCTATAACTAATGAATCTAGGGAAGAAGAAACGGGTGTAAAATTATCCGATGATAAATTAAATAGTATAGCAGATGCATTAATTGAATTAGGAGAGGATGAAGATCTAGAAAACTGGGATCTAGTAGACGAAAAAAAGGTTGATTACGACGAAGAGGAAAGGTTAGATAAAATGATTGGTTTAGCTAATACTGGAAGTGCAAGACCTAATAGCAAAAGTGAACAAGATGGCGAGGTAGAAAAAAATGAAGAAGTTTTAAAGTTTAAAGTTCGTTATTCTTATGCACCACCTAGAGCAGATTCCGAAAGTAGAGAATTTTGTCAAAAAATGGCAGCTGCTAAAAAAGTATATAGAAAAGAGGATATAATTAGCATGGATAACAAAGTTGTTAATGCTGGTTGGGGACCTAATGGAAGTAATACTTATAGTGTATGGTTTTATAAAGGTGGAGGTTCTTGTAGGCATTTTTGGATTAGAAAAACATATATGGCTAAGGATGTGCAACCGGATGTAAATAATCCAAATGCAGAAATAACAGTAAACGAAGCTAAAAGGGAAGGATTTACACCAGAAACAAATGATGCTAAAGTAGCAAAGAGAACAAGGGACCAAGTTAATAGGGGATTTTTAAATCCAAAAAAGTTTAAAACACCAAGAAGTAAAGGAGTATAATTATGGCAGAAGCATTATTAGTTTCCAGAAAAGACGTTGTTAAATTTACTGCAATGAGTGGTAATGTAGACACGGATAAATTTGTACAATATATTAAAATAGCACAGGATAAGCATATAGAAAATTATATAGGTTCCGATCTTATAAATAAAATACAGGCAGATATTATAGCCGATTCTTTAACTGGTGATTATTTAACTCTTGTAAATACATGGATTAAACCTTGTTTGCTACACTGGACGATGGTAGAATACCTGCCATTTAGTAATTATACTATTGCTAACAAAGGTGTTTTTAAACACACTAGTGAAAATTCTGAATCTGTAACAAAAGAGGAAATAGATTTTTTATTAGAAAAAGAAAGAAACACAGCACAATATTATACTAATAGATTAATAGATTATTTATCATTTAATGCTAGTAGTAAATTTCCAGAATATTATACTAATAATAACGAGGATGTTTATCCTGACAAAGATATATTTGGTGGATGGGTAATTTAAAAGTTATTACAAAAACATACAATCCTAAAATAAAAAACGTTATAAAATTAAAGGATTATTTAAAAAAAATGAATAACAAAATTAATAAAAAATTATTGTTATAATATGGGCTACGGAGCAATATATCCAGAAAGTTGGTGGGGAAACGCAAACGAAGCAAGTGCATGGGGAATAGTTTACCCTACAAATGCGGGAGGTTCTTTATTAACAGTGGATACATCTGACTACAAAGCGGATAGTACAACAATAAAAGCAGATGCAACGGAATTTTAAATTTTAACAAATGGCAAAACAGACAATAAATATAGGTAGTGTAGCTAATGACGGTACGGGCGATCCGTTGCGCACGGCCTTTGATAAAATAAACGATAACTTTACAGAGTTATACGATGATGATGCTGGTGATGTAAATTCGGTAAACGGACAAACAGGTGCAGTTACATTAGACACGGATGATGTTTCACAAGGTTCAACTAATTTATATAACCAAACACACACAGGTGATGTTACGGGGTCTACAGCTTTAACGATTGCAGCAGATGCAGTAGATGGTTCTAATATAGCAGATGATAGTATTGATTCCGAGCATTATGTGGATGGATCTATTGATACTGCTCATATAGCAAATGATAATATAACACACGATAAACTAGAAGCAAGATATACCGCGCAAGCATCTATTTCTACTCTTACAGGAACAGTTTCTTTTGATTGTTCTACTGCAAGTAGCTTTAAGCTTAGTGGCGATCTTACAGGTGCATATACTATTGATTTAAGTAATTATAAAAAAGGTCAGGTTATTACTATATATCCTTTAAAAGCACAAAGTGTTACTTTAGATGCACAAGGTAGTAGTACAAATACTTTTAATAAAATAGGTGCAGTTGATTACGATAATAGTACGTCTAGTATATTACAAATAGAATGTGTAGATGATTCGTCAACAGATCCTGTTTTCTTTTATTCAATAGCAACATTTGCATCAGATTCAACAATATAATTATGACGTTAAGTAGAAGATTTTTAAGTTTCCCTTCAGTTGCACAAGGTTCAGTAGCTTACTTATTAGTAGGTGGAGGAGCCGGAGGATTTAGCGGATATGCAGCTACAGGAGGCGCTGGTGGTGGTGTTAGAAGTAGTTATAGCACCGAAGCAAGTGGAGGTCCAAATGGTGTTGTAGAAGATATGCTTTCTTTTTCTAGTGGTACAACTTATACAATTACAGTAGGCGCAGGGGGTGCTAGATTAGGAAATACAGTTGCACCAACTTGGGCAGGAACTGGGGGAGTTTCATCTATTTCTGGTTCGGATATAACCACAGTAACAACAACCGGATCAACAAGCGATTCTGGTGGGTCATCCAGAGACGAAGGCTACGTTGCTGGATCTGGTAGTTCTTCTTACGGAGGTGGTGGCGGTGGTGGTGCTGGTGAAGTCGGTGGTGACACTGCTGCTTATACTTATTATGGCGGTGATGGTGGCGATGGTCAAACATCAACAATTACTGGTAGTAGTGTAGTTCGTGGTGGTGGTGCTGGTGGTATTGGTAGTTCTTATGGTAGTTATACAACTGTTGCAAGTGGTGGAGCAGGTGGTGGTGCTGATGCTATATTGCCTTTTGGTAGAGCATCTGTAGATGGTAATGATGGAACTGATGGTCTTGGTGGTGGTGGAACTGGTAGAAATATACACTATTACCATAGCGGATATTATGGTGGAGCTGGTGGCTCTGGATGTGTAATATTGAGGATGCCGACTGCTGAATACTCTGGAACAGTAACTGGAAGCCCTTCTGTTTCAACAAGTGGAAGCGATACTATAATTCATTGGACGGGATCTGGAACATATACGCATTAAATGATTAAAATTTTAGACAACGCTATACCTTTATATTATCAGGATTTTATTGAAGATTATATAACAGGAGTTGAAAAAACAAAAAGTAACAATGAAACAAATAAATATTTTAGTTTAGAATTTTGTGGAAATATATCGACTGGAATACCACCTTTTAGAAAAAACGAAATGGGATTTGGAAAAACTTTTTTTACTAATAATAAGATGAATGAGTATGCTGCTCCTTTAATGTTTCCTTTATATCATATTTTAAATAGCAAAAATATTATACCACGATATATTTTGGAAGCTAGAACATTTTTTATGATGCCTAATGGTGAAAGATCATTCATACAAAATCCGCATAAAGACAAGCATATACCACATATGTCATTATTATATTATGTGCGTGGTGAAGATGGTGATACTGTTTTTTATAATAAAGGTTTAACGCCACAGGAATATAATAATCATAACGAGGAGGCAGTTAAAAATTTACAAGAAAATCATATTACAAAAAAAGTTACACCAAAAAAAGGGAGAGCCATCTTGTTTGATGGTAATATTTGGCATAGTGGAAGTACACCAGAAAAAGATATAAGGATAGTATTAAATTATAATTTTCAAATATAATGGCGCATTTTGCAAAAATAGATAGTAATGGTTTAGTAACCTATGTTACAAAATTACATAATGATGTTTTGTTAGATTCAGAGGGTAATGAAAGTGAGCAAATAGGAATTGATTATCTTAATAATAATATTGAACAAGCAACTTGGGTTCAAACTTCATACAATAATAATTTAAGAAAACAATATGCTGGAATTGGATATACCTATGATAGTGTTAATGATGTTTTTTTATCACCCAAACCTTTTGATAGTTGGACATTGGATTCAAATTTTGATTGGCAACCCCCAGTAGATATGCCTAATGATGGCAATTTATACGAATGGAATGAAGTTAATCAAACTTGGGATGAGATAAGTGAATAAAAATGGAAGATTTGAAAATATACGGAGCAAATTTAATAGCACTAGCATTTAGTGTTTCATCTATTAATCCTTATTTACAAGCTATATCTTTACTATTAGCTATAGCATATACTATAATATCAATTTCTAATAAAATACAAAAATGAATATGCCAAGAAATGGAGTTGCGAAAGAAATAAGACATTATGTAGGTAGTTTATTTATATTTCTATTTGTTATAGGTATTATAGTTGCACTTATACAATTTCCAGTATTAGATACAAATAAAGAAGTTGTAATGATGCTAATAGGTACTATATCGGCTTCTATTGGTATTGTAGTAAGTACGATTACAGGTGCAAAACCGGATGATGTTACTGCTTTAAAAAACGAAGTAGAAAAGAAAAATAACCAAATAGATCTTTTAGTAAAAGCAAAAGATGACTTAGAAAAAATGGTTATAGATTTACAAAAACAAATGTTAGAAAATCAGGATAATGTTATGGATAAAATTATTTTAAAAGCAGCATTAGAGCATGATGATCGATACATGGCTAAAAAAGCAATGAATAATGGAAAATAAACCTAAATGTAAATGTGGTTGTACAAGTAACCCAGATGGGTACTGTGATGGCAGCCACTTAAATAAATAGAGATGAAAAAGTATTTTGATTTAATAAAAAATAAAATAATAGATTATACATTAAGTAATTGGTATAGTGATAAATTATTTAATAAAGGTAAAATTATATTTATATATATAATATTATTATTTATTATAATTAAATTAATATATAGTATATTTAATTAAATGAAATATTTTAATATAGATGAATTTGATTCGCCGGATTTACCTGGTAGCGGTATTAATATGGATAGCAGTTTTTTACAAATGCTCGACGATGCAAGAGAAATTGCGGGACAGCCCTTTAATATTACATCCGGTTATAGAAGCAAAGAACATAACACCAAAGTTGGAGGGGTGGAAAACTCTTCACATTTATACGGATTTGCAGCAGATATTGCAGTATCGAATGGGAATCAAAGATACATTATACTTAACGCTCTTATTAAAGCCGGATTTAAACGACTAGGTATTGCTAAAAGTTTTATACATTGCGATAACGATCCAAATAAAAATAATTCTGTTTGGACTTATTAAATGGGAAAAACTTTAAATAGAAAAGGTAAATATAGCCATTGTACTAGAGCACAGAAAAAAGGCAAAAATATACCTGCTAGAAAAAAATGAGCAATAAAAAAAAGTTTAAAGAAACACAAGTTGGCCAGTTTTTACTAAATAAAATTCCTAATGTAGTAGAAGCTGTAGCTGGCAATACTTTAGCTGGCAATGTAATACAAGCTATTATAGGTGGTTCTGAAATGACAGAAGAAGATAAACAAATAGCTTTAAAAAAATTAGAATTAGAACGTGCTGAAATAGATGGAACTACAAGAAGATGGGTAGCTGATGCACGTAGTGGTTCATGGTTAGCTAGCAATGTTAGGCCTTTAGTTTTGGTTTTTTTAACAGTTAGCTATATTATAGGATGGTATTTAGGATACCCTTTAGATTCCATAACTGGTTTATTATCTATTGTAATTGGTGGTTATTTTGGATCTAGGGGTGTAGAAAAAGTATTTGGAAACAATAAACATAAATAATTAATAAATATACAATGACAGAAGACATGACTATCAGAAAACTTGCAGAAAAAATAGCTAAGGATTTTCAACTAAGTGTAAAAGAAAGGACTGATTCTATATTAGAATTAGATGCTGTATCTTACACTAATCTTGGTATAGATAGCAATAAAACAGAAAAAAGCAAAGTAAAATCTGATAGCAAATACTTGTATAAATTGATTAAAGGTTTTAATGAGCATGATGGTAATTTATTATTAAATCATTTGGATGCCTAAAAAGCTTACAAGAAGCAAACTAATAAAAAAATTAGATGCTATATTTAGCAAATATATAAGGTTAAAAAATAGCGATAAAAATGGATATTGTGTTTGTATAACTTGTAATAAAAAACTACATTGGAAAGAAATTCAAGCGGGTCATTTTATAAGTAGAAAACATTATAGCACAAGATGGGATGAGGATAATGTGCATCCACAATGTGTAGCTTGTAATGTATATAGAGCAGGTGAGCAATATAAGTATAGTGTTGCTTTAGGTCCTTATTTAAGTGATAAGATATATATGAAAAGCCAGAAAATAGTAAAATATAAAGATTACGAATTGGAAGAAAAGATAAATAATTATAGTACATTTGTAAAAAATACAGAATAATGTAATTTGTGTTTCATTAGTTTTTTTTTGTTCTTGAAAGGTGGTTAAATTTTAATCACCTTTTTTTTATTGTGTAAACTTTTTTTATATACATTTGTTAAAAATTATCTAATATGGACA